GCCAGGCAAAGACGCAGGCGGTCGCACCGGTGACGTACATCTGCCATTGGACTTGTCGACGGTACTGAATGGGGATGGCATTAGCCCCCCAGTCTTTGCCGGTTGTTTTGACTTCGGCTATGAGTGACCAGTCGTCGTTGAGTCCGTCGGGTGTGGCCATCTGCCATTTGTGGCCGTCGGCATGGATGAGCCAGTTGTTGTGTGTGATGCCGTACTCGGCTGGCAGGTTCTCCACAATCCATGATTCCCACATGCGACCGAATCGCATGTAGTCGTTGTCACCGATGTCAACCGGGTCGAGCATGTTGCGTACTTCGGCTTCGAATCCTGCTGGTGTGGCGGCGCGTGCGACGGCTGTGGCTGATATGCCGTTACGGCGTGCGTCGAACCATGCGTCGGTGCCGGACAGTGCTACGAAGCGGTTACTTGTTGCAGATGTCACAAGTCTCGCCCGGTTCGTCCCCGACTACCGTGGTGTAGCCCCATCGGGCTTTGTTCAGGCACGTCATGTGTGCCGTCATTGTTTCGTGCAGAATGATGTAGTCACCATTCGGCAGCTGCTCACCTTCGTGAATACTTCTCGCGTAAATTAGTTCCATATGACAATGATGCCATGAAGGACGGACATCTTATCAGGTTGAACGCTAGTTCGCGTTGGAATCTCAACTCGTCACGAACGGCTGCGACGAACATCTCTCGGATGATTAGATCGTGTTCGGCGCGTACTTGGTTGAGCAGTTTATCGTCGGGCATAATCGTGTGCCCAGTTGGACACTAACCATGCCACCGTGGAGATGGTAGTCATTACACCGATGAACGTGAAGATAAAAATTATCATTGCGTGGAATTCGGTCATTGTTACTCCTGTGCTAGTAGGTGGTCACATCGTAGCACAAGTGAAGACCGCCAGCGACGGGAAGGGGACATCGCTGGCGGTCGGTCTAGGAGCGTTGCTCTACTAGACGGCACTCGTCGGGGGCTCGACGGGTGTGGCTTCTGCAGCTGCGGCTTCAGCAGTCTCCTGCTTCTTCATCAAGTCTTCAAAGTCAAGGTTTCCCTTGCCCATGAGGAACTTGCCACCGTTACGAAACGAGAGGTGTAGGTGTGCGCCGTAGCCGCGTTCTTTGCCTTTGCCTGATGCACCGGACAGACCGATAACATCGCCAGCCTTGACGGCTTTGCCCGGCACGATAAGAATCTTGGACAGGTGTAGGTAGTCGGCTTTGCACTTGCCGTGCTTGATGAGCACCATACGGCCACCAGCGCCGAGCGTGTTGTTGACTGTCTTGACAACGATGCCGTCGGCTACTGCCATGACAGGTGTGCCGATTGCCACGACGTAGTCGACACCGGGGTTCACCGATCCACGCGCTTTATGGTCTTTGAACGTGTCAGATACTTTTCTTGTTTTGGTTGGGCGGTGCCACATGTTTATGCTCCTGTGTAGGTTCGGGGGTTGATGAAGTCGAGGTCTTGGAAGTCGGTGTGTGCCACGTCATCCCAAGTGAAGTAAAACGTGCGGTAAATGCTGCCGAGTGTGATGGTGAACTTCCAGTATTCAAGACCGGTGGTTGCGTGGAGGTCGAACTGGTGGTCAACGTCGAGTGCCCCGGCCACAATGTCCTGCGTGATGGTGTTGGGTGAGCGCACGAACTGGTTGTTGACATACCATTTCGGCATACCGGCTTCCATGAGGGTTGCGGTGATTGTGCCGTCGGCACCGACACTAGTTCCCCCGGTAGTCCATTCGGACAGTTGAGGGTGAAGGTTGATGTGATGGATTGCCATGATTAGCCTTTCATAAATAGCGATAGGACGGAGCCGATGATGGCACCGATACCGGCTGCCGCGCCAGACCACCACACCAGTTGACGTTCGAGTGAGCGGATGCGCACTTCATGGTCATCGAGTCGTTCGCGTGCATTTGTTTGCTTGAGCTCGAGAACAATGTCGTAAACGTCTTTGAGCGTGATTTCGTGGCTTGACATTACTTTTCCTTGGATCGAACTGTTTCGATTGCGGAGTTGATGGTTGCGTCGAAGTCGGCATCGTTGACTCCACCTTTGCCTGCAAAGATGAATGAGATGGCGGCGATGATGCCGAGGACTCCGAGCAGTGCACCGAACAGTGCTGATTGCACAATGTCCATGCCAACTACGGAACCTGCTCCTAGTCCGGTGATAGCCGCGCCGAGTGAGAATGCGGCGATGCGCAGGAAGCGCTTGAGTGTTGTTTTCATTAGGTTACCTTTGCTACTTGTAGATCCATCATCCAGCGTTCTGGTGTGATGTCGTGGTTGATGCCGACTACCCGGTAGGTGGCCGTTGTTCCCTTGAATGTGATGGTTGTGAGGGAACCGATGTCGAGGTTTGTTGCGACGATGGGGTTTTGTGCTGTGTTCCATCGCAAGGATTGGACTGTGATGGCTGGGTTGGCAAAGTCGGCGAGCAGTTCCGCTGTACGGGTATCCATGACGTTGCTGTATCGGATGGATCGTGACTCGTTCGCAATACCTTCCCATTCGTAAACGTAGGTCAGGTCATCGGTTGTGTCACCACTAAACCATGTTGATGCGGCAGCTGCGGTTTCCATCTGAACGGCTGTGGCGTAGTAACGGAATCCTGTGTTGTTTGCACCACCGTAGATGAAAGTGGAAAATACGACACCGAATGCAGCGTTCGCTGGTGCTGTTGCGGTGATTGTTTTGCGACTCCATGCGGTTGCTGTCACGGTTGATGCGGTTCCGTTCGATGTGGAGATTGTGACTCCTGCATCGGTGAACCATCGAATATCGGCACGACCGGTCAATGATGTCGAGTGTCCGACACCTGCCCGCTGGTAGGTGCTTGCCGTGTATTGCACTGATGGTGTGACTGCAAAGTTTGGAATTACCCCAGCGTTTAGTGCGCCACCGTGAATGAAAATGACGGTTGCTTGTTGTGCTGTCAGTCGACCGCGTGCAACGTATCCGCCGACACCAGTGGCGGGCTGTGTTGTTCCAGCGGTTAGATAACCGGTTGCACCCGATGAGTTGGTTGCCAATTCTGCTCGGACAAGCTCAAGGTTTGCGTTACCAGATGCCAAACCGAAGTCGGAGATAACAAGTGACGGGTTTGGTAGCCAGTTGTATCCGATGAGTTCGGTGCGGAGATTGGTGGTCAAGTCAATTCGACGAGCACCCCAGTTTGTGACCGATGTGGTATCGGAATCCGACCAACCGACGGTGAACTCCTCGAACCTGTCTGAGCCACCGGTCGTGCGCCGAGATCCGATGTTGTCGACGGTTATCTGGTTGACGATGTTGGCCGTGTCATACGATGTGGCGATGTCGTTGTAGTAGATGTTTCCGTCGGCCACTGTGTCGGAGAATGCACAGACGGGCAGCGCATAGTCAAAGTCTTGTGCGAACTGTGTGACGTTCTTCTTGTCTACCCACCAGTAAGCCCCTACAGACTGTGTGGCGAGGTCAAAGTGGTCAACCAGTGTGCCCGTGTACAAGTTGTCCTGAACGCGGTAGGCGAGGTCTGTAGCGACTCTGGTCAGTTTGTAGTCGTAGAACCCGACGGACTCCTGAACGCCGACTGTGGACACTGTGAAGGTCTCTGCGAGTTCTATCTCGACGGTGTGGGTTGCCGAGGATGCGGTAAACGTGTAGGACGGGATGGTTGCCCCGACCGTGGTCGATGTGAGTGTGACGCTTGTTCCGTTACCGATACCGGTCACAGCGAAACGGTAGATGTTGGCTGGTACAGCTGCGGTGCGGAGAATCGCTTCGCCACTGATGATGTATTGACGGCCGGGTGTCAGGTTGGTGTAGGTCTTTTGCATACCGACCGCACCGGTCGTGTATGTTCCGCCGATGACGGTGGACGTGCCTGTGCGCAAGAACCCGGTCGTAGGAGTGAGTGCCGGGATGACAGTGTGAGTCAGTGTGAAAGTGTTGTTGGTTACGGTGCCGAAATTTGCCCAGCCGTCGAGTGGCAAGTCTGGCGGTGTGATGAACCCTGATGCGCTACTGGACGCAACCGATGTTGATCCTGCGGCCGCAGCTGTCGCGTTGACGGCACCAACCTTGGCATAAACGGTTGAGCCGTAAGTCAGCCCACTGATTTTGTAGGTTGTTGCGGTCGTACCGGTGCTAATTGTTGTTGAGCCACTGAAGTCGGCATTGTATGACCAGATGATGTTGTAACTGGTGACGGCTGTGCCACCGTCATCCGATGGTGCCGTCCATGAAAGGTTTACAGCATTCTCGAGCGCAGCCTGAGCAACCGTCAGCGATGTTGGTGAGTTCGGCACCTGATAGTAAACAACGGAACCTGAAAGTCGACCCCAGTTCGTACCGGCAGGGTCAGTTGTACCCGTAGAACCAGTCTGCCTACCGAAATAGAACCCTGACGATCCGTTCTCGTCAATGGTTACGACGTTGTTACCACCGTTGAGATAGATTCCGTTGAGTGTTTTGAATCCTGATGCGTTAGCCGACGTATCTGAAGCGATTGTGAAATAGCCGGTGTATTGCGAACCGATGCCGATGCGCAAAGACCTTGAGCCACCCTTACCAGCCCAGTAGACCTGAACCGTTGACACCAGAATTGGTTTGTTGCCCAGCGAGTCTGCACGGCCAGTAGTTGGAAGTGCAACACCATTCGCGGCGGTGTTGCTGTAACACTTTGAGAACCCTGTGAATGAGGTGGTGACATCAGGTGTTGCACCACCGACAAAGTTTAGAGCGGTCATATTATCCCCTAGAAGTTATCCACGACAGTGTTTTGATTTACGGCTGGCACGTTTATATCGGTGATTGCGTATGGTTCGAGCGTGGCGATACGGTCTTCCCATCGCTCATACCCGGCAGTCGTGGTCACACCCGGCACCGTAATGTTCGAGTGCGCCTGAATCGCATCAACGGCGGTGATGCTGACGTAAGTGTCGATAGCGAATGTGGTCGTATTCAGAACGTATGCAGAATTGATGTCGGCAATAGTTCCCAGATACACCGACCCTTCATCGGGTGTTGCGAACTGCGTTGAGTACACCTGAACCGGCATGCGCGGTGACAGAGTTGCCACAACGGCCGGATCGAGTGAGTTGTACAGCACAATCGTTGCCAGCCCGACGTTCAACGAGTCAAGTCCGAGCACACCGACAGTTCCGCCGCGCTGAATCTGCACCTCGTTACCTTCCGACAGAATCTCTGTCCATGCCAGCGTGGACTTATTCTGCACACGGATACGGAGATAGTCATACGGGACAGTCGAATAGGTCATCGCATACCCAGACGTTGAGCATCCTGCACAGCTTTCATAACGGTACGACCAACGGTGACGCTAGGAGTAATGCCGGTCACGTTCACAGTCACCGGGGACTTCGATGTTGATGGGCTGGTTGGTGCTTTAGCAGGTTTGAACCCTGTGATAACAGTTCCGCTCATCTCAAGGCCACCGAAGATGCTGGCGTTGAACGCGCTAATGTCATCGAGCACCTTCTTGACATCCTTGAGGAATCTGTAAGTGTCTCGAGCAAAGATGCCAATCGCTTTGATGGACTGACCTAGTTCATCGATAGCCTTCTTGCCTGATGGGGAAGCAACCCAGTTGGTGAATCCGATAAGTGCATTCTTTAGATCGTTGACAGCATCCTTGCCTTCTTTTGAATCCATCCATGTTGAGAATGCGGTAGCGAGTTCATCGACTGCCGGGAGTAACGCAAGCGACAACGTTTCAAGCAGGTTCTCGAATCGTGCGCTCATTCGGTCGGTTGCGGATGCGGTCGCAGCTGCAGTGCCACCAACCTGCGTTTCGATGGCCGACAGAATCAGTTCTTGTGCTTCTAGCAGTCTGTTCGACTCAACAAGCGCCCGAATCTTGTCCTGTTCGGCTTTTGTAAACGTGACACCAGCCTTGCGCAACGCTGTAAGCCCCTTGATGGGGTCTTGGAGCGCCTTACCGAGCTGCTTTGCGTTAGTCTCTACCTCACCGAATCCTGCGGCCGCTAAGTCGACTGCAGCGAGTGTTGCCCGGTCGAATGCTCCACCAGTTGTGTCGGCTGTCTTTGCCAAGTTCTTGAATGTGAGCAGGATGGCTTCGGCGGATCGCACCAGCTCGTCATCGACACCGGTCGCGTAAGAGATTGCTTCGGCATACTCTGAAAGTCGCTGCGTAACCTTCGCGGTGTTCTCCCCGAACAAGCCCATTTGTTTTGCGATGTTCTCGAGTCGACGCTCGGACTTTCGGGCTTCTTCACCCATCTTGATGAAGTTCGGTAGGAACATGATGATTGCGCCAGCGACGGCGAGGAATGCCCCGGCCACAGCGCTCATCGCGTTACGAACAAGCTTGCCAAACGTTAGCGCGTCACCTGACGCCTTCTTTAGACCGCTTGCCCACTTGCTTGTCTGTGCGACAAGCGTGAGCACCATATTGCCTTTAGCCATTACGCGTTATTCCATCCGTAGGTGTCGATGCCGTTGTGTTCGAGCCACTTCCGCATCTCTCGAGTCCACAAGCCAGCAATGGCAGGTCGTGATCTAGTTCGGGCAGTTCGCAGATAAGGGTTACCCGCTTGACGAATAAACTCGCCGCTTTTTGTTTGTGAAGGTGACCGGTACATGCCCAGCGATGTGCGCTTACCATAACCCACAATCTCAGCCGACTTACCCTCTTTGATGAGGGTTCCTTCGCCGCGTCTAGCCCTTCGTCGCACATCAACCACAACAAGGCCACCGAAGATAAACTGTGACGGTTTGTTGTTCTGGGTGATGCGCTTCGAAGCGAACGGCTTGATTTTGCGTTGTAGAGCACCGGACAATACTGGTGCTATTTTGCGTGCGTTGTTGGCTACGATGGTGGCCGAAAGTTTGTTGATGCGTGAGAAGAATTCTTTTTCAGCACCTAGACGTTTCAACCGTTGGATTGCGCCCTTACCTCCGTACAGTCCACTAAGGTAGCTTCGACCTTTTCGGTCGATGTCAACCGTTACCCGAGCGAGCGGGGTGAGGGAGACGGGCATGTTAGACGACGGCGAGGACGGGTGCGCCCACAACCTCGAAACGCACACCAGTCCACGAGAACGTGCCATCGGCGGATGCATCTCCACCGAACGGCAAGCGACCCTGTGCAGGTATGCGAAGAGTACCAGTGAAGTCTGAAGCGGTAGGTGAGGAGCTGGTGAGCACGAAAGGTACTTCGTCACCCGGGTTGTTCCAGCAGGTTACGAAGAACGAGCCAACATCGGTTGATGTCACACCCGAGAGTTCGATGTACCAGTCGCTCGAGCCACCCGCAGCGGCATCGGCGAAAGTAGTAACATCGCTTGATGCTTCCTCGGACTGGAGCATAATGCTGGAGAGTTCAGCGGTATACGGATCACCGTCGACCGTGATAGTGATGGAGTTCGCTTTTACACGATTGACCATGATTTATTTCCTTTACAGTTGTAGGTTTTGTTTGACCGTGATGGTCGACCCCAGATAGACACCAGTAGGAATCTCAACCGGTGCTGGCTTAGAGATTTCAGCGGTGTACATCCCCGGGGCATCAGAGATAGCGACGAGAACCGTTTCCACGGCATCGTCAAGGGCTTGCGAGATAACAACGTTAGTGCCGGTAGGGGCAATGATTTCAACATCAAACGAGACGACGAATTCACCGAACGCTTCGCCACTAACAACCCATGAATCGGCTGGCACCATGATGGCCATCGGTGGTACGCCGCGATCAGGTACTTCGGCATACGCACGCACCCCTGCTGTTTCAAGAACAGCGAGGAGTGCGGCGCGTGCTTCAGCAATCATGCGAAAGCGTAACCGTTGATGATGGGGTTGAGCAGTGGGTAAGCCCCAACTAATGGATCGCGTGCGACCCGTTGAGTTGTGGTTCCGTCAAACGTCGCAAATTGTGCGATGCCGTTCGGTGCAGAGCGCCGGTTGAACAGTTCCTGACCAACCTCGAGTCTGGCGCGGTCATAAACATCATTCGGAACATCACGGTCGCGGATGTATGCGTTTATGAGCGTTGTCGCTTCATCCCAGCATTGTTCTACGAACGTGTCATCGGCGGATGCGGAATTCACATACGCTTTGAGGTTGTTCCATGTCATGGCCACGCCAGTCTCCTAGAGGTTATTACGGGGTCTGGTCGATGGGGATGATGAACGCAGGGTACTCGTCAGCGGTGGCCGTGTAGGTCGAGAGCGAGAACTGCTCCGACAGGTTGACGGCGTTTTCCTGCGAGAGACGAAGTGCTCCCGAGGTGTACTGACGGAGAGCGAGCGATGAAACGAATGCGCACTCGTCCTTGTTCGTGTAGTCCAGTCCAGCGTCCACGATGATTGGGATGCCTGCGATTGATCCACGGAGTCCCGACGGGTTTGCCGAACCGACAGCACCAAGGGCTTCACCCGAGAACGAGATAACCGGGGTTCCGTCGAGAGCGAGCAAGTCCTTGAAGGTGGCCTTGTCGACAACG